AGTTGATGACCTACTGCTGATATTTATTGTTCGTGCTACATGGGATAGCGATGTACCATCAACATATACAAGCCCTTGTGCGCCCCCTACGCCATAGTCGGTACTCGAAAAATTTGTATATGTAAAATTGCCTAAACTAACTTGATACACCGTAAACGGCAAACCTGTAATTGTTAAATTTGATGTCCCAACTAAAGCATCTGTGGTAATTCCAACCCGAGCAAAAATGTAAACAAGACGGCCCACTTTTGTGTAAGTGCAAGTTGACCCATCAACAAGAGTTACAGTACCTGACGCGCTCGTTATTGCAGGAGTCCAAGTGCCTTCTTCATAGTCATTCAGCAACTCGCTAGTTGCACCTGGAGCACCAGATGTGGCAGCGAAATCAATTCCAAAACCACTCGCAGGAATTACATTGCCTGACAATTTAATGTTTCCGACAACATCGAGTTTTTCAGCAGGGCTGATTGTGCCGATACCTACACGGCTGTTGGTTGCATCAGTGTAGAGCAGGTTGGCATCTGTATCACCTTCAATACGGACGTTATAGATCGCGCCGATTTCGTTGATGACCAAGTTGGTCGTGCCAATAATCATCTTCTCGGTAGATACGCCACCCGTTGCTGTTTCAAAATGAATCTGCCCACCCTCAGCGCCTGAAGTTGGGCTGATGATTGAGCCATGAATAAGCGCATATTGCTGTTTATTGCCTGCTGAGTCTTCACCATTGAATTCAATCTCACCGAGCGTGTCATTCGCTGCTGGACTGGCTGAGTCTCGATAGAGATCAAGCAATGGGCCTGCTGCTGCACCTGGATCAGTAGATGTTATGGTGACGCTGGGAAAGTTGCCGAGCGATGAAACTGTCTTGAGCATTTCGGTCTCCTTAAACCAAGAATTCGATCACCGAGGTGAATGGTGGGGCTTGTGAGAACGTCACGTTTCCACCAGCCACTGTGTAGGTGTTCTGGTTTTGGTAGACGCCGTTGATGTAGATTGCAAAAGGTGTGGAAGTCACAGGGAAAATGGTCTGTGTGCCCGTGCCGGTTGCGTTGCTGGCCACGGAGCCAGAAGCCACATTGCCATTCAGCGAGGTGTAGACCAAGCTGCCCTTGCTATCCAGCACCTGGATGCTGTAGTCACTGCCAGCGTAGAAGCGCGAAGGCGTGCCCTGGTACACCGGATAGCCGTTAAGCGTGCGGATCGGCTGGGCCGCTGGGATGGTCAAAGCTGCATCCCAATAGACCGTGATGGGGTTCACCTGGGGGTTGAGGTTGACCGTGCCCACATAGATGTAGCCATTCTCCAGCGGCTGTCCGTCAGTGCCAGCGAAGGCCGGGTACGGGGGTTGAATGCTGAGTGCGCTCATTGTTGGGTCTCCTAGATGGATTGTCGTTCAAGGCTGCACTGGTGGCAATGCGTTGAGGGCTTCATTAATTTTGGCTTTGGTGCGGCCTTCTTTGCGCATCTTTGCGATTTGCCTGATGCCAGCCATGACAGGTAAGGGTAGGCCAGTGGCAGCGCCTGTAAGCCCCGCCTCAGCCATAGCAGCCATGAGAGTGCCTGCCGTGCCTGAACTGTTGATGAGTGTGCCTGGTGGAACGGTGGTAACGTATTTGACCACCTCGTTCAAGTCACGCATCCGCTGGGCTTCTTGCTTGCCAAAAATTACGTCCAGACGCCCGTTTTTATCAAGCTGATTGACGATCTGATTTAGTTTAGCCGGAGAAACTAGTGCGCGGCCTGAGCTGTCCGTTCCAACGCCTCCGGTAGCTTGATCTCGGATGTATTGCACAGTGGCTGCTTGCAGCTCTTTAAAGGCTTGCTGGCCATCTTTTCCGCTGGTGAGAAGGACTCGTTTCAAGAATGTGATTTCCTCCGGAGATCCACCAAGAACTGACCGTTGAAACACTTGGTCAACTGCAACCTGTGGGTCTTGCATGCCTTTGCGGTTTTTGATGAGCCGGGCCACGATTGCGCGGTTTTCAAACTTTCGGGCTTGCTCGGTGCGAAGTGCTCGGGCTTGCTTGTACAACGGGCCGGATGCTGAATCAGTTTGAGCATCAATCAGTTTCTTCAAAATGGTTTCTTCACGCAAGCCTACAGCGTCATCAAACTTTGCAGTACCACTTAGTTCTTTGCGGAATTCCTCAAGTCTGCCAACTGTGGCCGATTTTGCAATCAAGTTGCCAGCTTCGTCAGCATTTGCCAAGTCCAGCTTAATTAAAAGTTTGCGGGCAGTGTCGGGCACGACTGAGGAAGGCAGGCCCGTGATTTTTCCATTGATGTAACCAATGAGCGAATTGGTGATTTCTTGATCGCCACGGCCTATGGTCACAACTGTGTTGGTGTCAACCGCTGCCTGCGCCTCTGGCGACTTCTTGGCTGCAGTATAGGCAACGTTTGTTTTGTTCTTTGCTGCTTGGTAGCCGCTGCTTAGTGCATTGACAACTGAACTGCCAGTGGCCGATGGGCCTGCAAATGCAGCCTCAGCACCAGTGGCATCAATGGCTGCGTCAAAGTTTTGCAGCACTTGCAGGTTGTTTTCTTCGGCACGGTTGCGCAGTGGCGCACCAAATTCACCCTTGATTTGTTCTTTTTCAAATGCAAGTTGCCCAGCGTCTCGTTCTGCCGCACCCTTGGTGAGGGTGACTGGCACACGCAATCCCTCTGCTGTGGTGATGCGTTGCAAGACCTCTGGTGTTCCCGCAGCACCAACAGAGCCACGCCCAGCAGTTGCTGTAATAGCGGCTGGGGCTTCCATGCCAAATGTCTCGCGCACGGCTGTGGTGGCCGCTTGGACGGGCCTAGCAATGGCTTGGCCTGCTGCGCTTGCTGCTTGCTGTGTGGCTGCTAAACCGCGCTGGGCTGTGGCCTGAGCAATCGGGGCCACGTTGCGTGTGGCTTGAACTGCCATGCCTGGGGCTGCAATTACAGGTAAAACTGGTGGCAGGACGTTGGCTAAGAATTGGCTTGCTGATTGAACCTGCTCCTGACCTTCTAGTGTGCTAGGCTGAAATGGTGCTGCAAACGCCTGTCCGCCTTTTGCTGCGGCCTGCTCAACTGCTTTTGCTGCTTCAGGAGTGCCAAACCGACCTGCAAGAATTTCCTGCGCCAAGCCTCCAACTGCACCGCCAATTGTGCCCACTGCTCCAGCAACAGACCCTGGCACAAGTGCCACTGCTGCCTCACCTGCGCCAATCAGTTGCTGGGCGATGGTTGGTCTTTGTGGGGCTGGCGCAATCTGCTGCTGAGTGGCTGCTGTGGTCTCTTGAGCCTTTGCGAACTGATATGCCTGCGCAACCGTGTCGAACTCAGGAGTCCCACGCTTATCAGCGTTTTGCACTATCCAAGCTGCATACTCTTGTGCGGTTGCCATTTAGCGACCTCCACGAAGAATTGCATCTGCTTGAGACATGACGCTTGCAGGACTGGCTGCTGGTGTTGTTGGCGCAGCCGCTGGAGCTGCGTTTGCTGGTATCCGTCCAATGGACTGCTGCCGCTGCTCTTCAGCAATCTGTGCTGGTGAGCGATATTTTTGTGACACATCACCAACGATGCGTTGAGCAAAGTCGTTAAATGTCTCACCAGGCTTTGCCGCATAGTCACCAGCAATGAATGTGCCTTTTGCGCGGGTCAACAGACCATTGTTCTGGGATAGCCAGTCGGTCTTAGCATTGTTGATGGACGAATCAATGTCCTGCAACTTTGCAGAACCACGCAAAAATGACGCCAGCGTTGCTGCGTTTGCATTCTCAGGTGGAATGCCCTTCAGTGCCAGCTCGATGTCCTTGTCGGTCGCAACCCCAGGCGGCAATGACTTAATAGCAACAGAATTTCTGACCCTGGTGTATTCATTCCTAATTTGAGTCCAGGCATCCTGTGAACCAAGAGTTTTTGCAAACCACTCGCTTGCAGTTGTCACTGCACCCTTGCCGCCTTCTGCAGCCTCAATGCGCCTTGCAAGATCGTTGTATTGCGTTGCAGCCTGCTTTGATGTGGATGCCAAAGTTGCAGACTCGTTGATTAGCTTCCTAGCTCCTTCGGGAATATCAGTCAGTCTGGCCTGAATGCTAGACATCTTCTCTGCAACCGTAGCCTCAGTGGTCTGCCTATCAAGATTAAGTTTTGAGGCCCGATCAGTGATCTGACTTTGCAGGTTTCTGATGTCCCAATTCGTTTTATTAAGTCCAGATTGTGCCAATTGCTCTGCAAATCTAGCCTTGACTGCCGCTTCTTCAGCCTCGCTTGCCGCCTTGCCGACTCTGGTTCCCTCAGTGGCTCGTGCCACACGTGCAGTCGTTGCCGCCTCGTCTGCTTTTGCCTGCTCAAGCGATGCTTGCGCTCTTGCTTTGGCGATGTCATCTTCTGCAGTGAGAACAGCATTTGATGCCTTCTGCACTGCTTCCTGCGCTTTGGCCTGTGCCTCAATAAGTTCAAATGGCGCTTTGGCCTCAGTCCTTATTGTTGATAGTGTTTTATCAGCGTTTTCTAAAAATTCTTTACCACCAGGAAGCTGCGACATATATAAGCCGATAGTCGCCTGTGCTGCCGTTGGGTTTAGATTTATCAGCTCCAGTGAGTTTTCTGCTGCCTTGGCTTCGCTTTCACGACCACTATTACGTAATGCAGTAGCTTTATCAGTCAATCTTTGTTTTGCAACATCAATATTGCCTGATTTAATGGCACTGTAAACTTCACCGCCCATACGCAAATCAGCTTGTTGTTGCTCTTTTGTTTTTCTTTCAAAACCTTGCGTGACGATTGCTGCTTGATCTTTAGGTAAAAAGGCAGAAACCCGTGCGTAATCTGCACTTGTTGCATTTGGATTATTAAAAAGGTTTCGTAATTCAGCTTGCCCTGCTTGTGCGGCTTGCAGTTGCTGCATTTCCATCGCACGCTTTTGTCGTGCAACATCCATCTGTTCTAAGCCAGCGCCAATTTGTAGGCCACCAAGTGCTGCCTGAAATGGGCTTTGCACATCAACTGCGTAATTGATTGGGGTTTGTAGTGGGTTGATAGCCATGTGTCTTCCTTAAATCGCTTGACAAAAACAGCGATTTGTTTGCATTTAAGGTGCGCCGATTGCGTTATATTGAGATGTAAATGACCCAGGTGCGTTGCCCATCGCGTTATATTGAGATGTAAATGATCCGGGTGCGCCGCCGAAACCACCGCCGCCTTGCCCGAACTGCATCCCAGCAAGTTGAGCAGGGACATTTAGCAAATTGCCAAAAGCCTTGGCCTGGCCAAGCTCACCGCCTGCCATTGCCGCACCTTGCTGCCCAAGCAGATTCGCTACGTTGGAACCTAGAGTGCTAGCTTGCGATGCCTGATTGACTGCTGATGCTTGACCGCCTCGGTACAAGGCCTCAGATGCACCCAGGCCAGTAGCAGAGAAGCCGCCCAGCCGGCCGTATTGCTTGTCGATTTCTTGCTGCAGCAACTGTGGCCGAAACTGAGCCAAGGCTGCTTGGATGTTGCCACCTCGCAGACCACCTGTGGCAGATGCACGCTGAAGCAAGGCCTCTTCGCCCTGCTGAACATTGGCCTGAAAGCCTGGACTTTGCTCAATGCCTGCAATGGCTTCTTGCTGTGCGGCTGGGCCAAGTAGCCCCGCTATGGCTTGTTGGCGCTGGAAGGCTTGGGCGCCAGCTTGCTGGAATGGCTGAAACTGACTGATTGCTCCTGTGCCTGCCTGGACGTACGGCTGCAGCAGTTGTTGAATGGCATCAAACTGCCTGCGCTGCTCATCAATACCGGCTTGTGATGCACCCGCTTGCATTCCTGCTGCGCTCTCGGCTGCATCGGCCTGCATTGAGCTGCTTAAAAGCGAGCCTCCAACGATTAAACCAGTGACTGGATCAGGCATGGTCAAACTCCTTCATGTAATCTTCAAACGTCTCACCATACAGTTCCATGACCTGCTGCGCTTTTTCTGTGGCCTGCTGAGTGCCGTGGCAAAGAGCTACTGTCATCAGCACAACGTCATAGTACCCAGCACGCCAGACAAAGGATTTGGCATCGGCTTTGCCATCACGCTCTGCTTGGTCAGAGGCTTGCCACTTCAAGATCATGGTAGCCACTACAGGAGCCAAGCTGTGGGAGTTGGCAATCCAAAATGTGTTTTGGTTCATGCCCACCAGGGTGTTCCAAATCACAGCATTGAGGTCTTCGCGCTCGACTGGATCGCCATCGGCCACATCGTCAAAGACTTGTATGGCCTCAAAAAGCATGAGCAGCCAGTCAACGGCTGGCGCTGGCAGTGCAAGAACCCTTTGTAGGTTCAGTCTCAGCCAATCAGTCATGCGCAACTCCTGTTTAGGGCAAGCTGCTGGCGGCTTTGGTGACTCAGCGGCTGGATTTTCCCACATTTCCGCATTTGGTCAATCCTCGTATTCTTCTTCATCTTCCCATGCTTGACAGACGCGCATGTCGTTGCAAATGAAGTTCAGCTTTTCACAGTGTCCACGAAAGCCTGCACCCTTGTCGTAAGCCGCCATCGGGATGCGCTCGATCTTGACTTGGGTCATGAAGCCATTGTCGTAATAACCGCAGTTCGAGCAGTGCTTGCGCCTTGCGTCCTTTTCGTTGCACTGCATGGCCTCGGCCAGACCAGCATAAAACTCCTTGTTTGCGCCAGCCTCATTGGTGGGCATCTCAGGGCCATAGTTCCAGTCTTCTACCGCAATGCTGTAGTTCTTCTTGTTCTCTGCGTTGGTGATGAATTCTTCCTCCATCGGCAAACCCATAAAGCCTTTAGGCATCATCATAAATTTGTCCATTCTGTGTTCTCCTTTAAGTGATTTCGCGACCAGAGGCACGTATTGTGAGTGAGGTGGCTGCACTGGCAATGGTTGAAATAAACCCGCCAGACTCCAGCGATTGCCCGACCAGCTCGGGGAAAGTGTAGGTTTCGTCAGGTGCAATTGCACGGGCATCCACAATCAAATTGCTCACGCCTGCTGTGCCGCCACTGGTCACCAAGTTGACGCTGATGGTGACATTGCCTGCCGTGGTGTTGGTGGCCGTGAACTTGTCAATGATGGCCTTGCAGTTCACTGCGGTGTACTGCGTAGTCTGTGTGTTTTCGGCTTGCTTTGCTGGAATCAGCACCTTGATTGTTACTGCCATGGGGTTCTCCTTATGTGGCTTCGCCACCGCTTGCGATGATGGTCAAGCCCGTGGATGCCGCCTGAATCTGGATAGTGTCGCCTGCGTTCAGCACCTCAATGCCGTTGTACTGAAGTGAGTTTCCGCCTGGAACTGCAACATCGTAGAGAAATGCATTGCTTGTGCTTGCCGAACCTGCGGATGGAACCAAGAACACGCGCACGTTGATGCCTGTAGCTGTGGTGTTGGCGATATTGAATTCTTTAAGCAAAGTGCGAGTACTGGCCGGCACGGTGTAGAGCGTGGTCACGCCCGTGGTGATTGCTGCTTGGCCTAGCTTGGCAGGCGTGATTACATCGAAAGCCATGTGAGAACCTGGTTAGATCGCACTCGTGCGGTTTGGTTTGCATAGGGCAAGATGCCGTTCACATCGTGCGACAGCTCAATATTGTTACGCACTGGAGCTAAAGCAAGCAACTCTAAAGCCTGAGCCAAGGAACTAATCTGAGCAAGTGCGCTGTTGGCTGTGGCTGCTGCCGTGTCTGCCTGATATTCAAAGTCAGTTCCAATGATGACTTGAATTTCATCGACAGTGGAGAACAGCAGCTCAAACTGCCTAATCTGCTGCTGGTCGGTCAAGAACTCCGCAAGCTGGTCACGGGTCAGGTTCAGCCTGCGTGATTGTGGTGCGGTAGCCATCAGTACGCCAGTGGCTCAATTTGAGCTTCAAGACGGATAAATGAGACATGGGCATCACTGTCGCCACGGAATCGCTGAATGCGCCAGTTGCGCATGTGACCTTGCTGGAACCAGGCTAGGCGCTTGGAGGTGTTGCCAATCGTGCCCACGGTAATGCTGCGGTCTTGACTCCACGACAAACCATCCACGCTGTAGCTGGTGCTGATCTGTGGGTTTTTGCCAAGGGCAACGCTGCCAGTCAAGCTGACTAGCTCGAGGCGGTTAAAGATTGCACCATTGCTTTCGTTGTAGACGATAAAAGTGCTGAACTCCCATCGCACCTGTTGGCCCCAATGGTAGCCGGTGTCTTGCACCAGATAGCCGATGGAACTGGACTGCGGATCACCCACCAGCCATTTGTCGTAAATCCAAACCAGGTTCCGTGCTCGGTACTGTGCAAAGCCAGAGACTGTGCTGGTAAGAGTGAACCAGACCGGATTTTGTAGTGCCTCTGATGCGGCTGCGTCATAGACCACCGTTCGGTCTGGCAGATGCACATAGAGGTGTTGATGGTTCTTGTCGTTGCGTGCCTCGAGCTTGACCTTGGCCAGTTGCGCATCGGTGTACTGCAGCAGCAGATTGTCAATTTCCTGGGTGCTGATTTTCTGAGTGGTGGCTGCTGCGGCAATGTAGATGCTTGGAGCTTCATTGCGGCCACCGCCCAAAAAGGCAATGCGCTCAAGGTAGATGCAGCAAGCATGTGTGCCAAGCACTCCTTTTTGGACTTGTGCGCCATCAATGCGTGCAAATGGAAATAGCGCACCGCCCACATTGTCGAACACCTCCATAGTGTTGCTGTTCAGTGCATAAACCTCGTTGCGTAGCTTGATGAGGGCCACCACTGGATCAGGGTCGACCTCTGAGCTTCCATATTTCAAAGGGTTGACCTGGGTCGGGTCTGTTAGCTCGGTGACGACTAGGTTTGCACCGTCAGTGGTCATGAAGTAACCATCAACCCAGCAGAAGTCCAGCACCACTCCAAGGTCTGGATCAGTGACTTGTCTGAGTATCGGGGCCGTTGGGTTCCAGCCTATAGTGGCTGGCGTGTTGACTGGAATCCAGTAGTACAGCCGCCCACCAGAGGCAATGCCCAGCACATCGAAGCTGTAGTCCATCGTCACCAGCTCTGTGACTGGCCCACCAACATCACCCAGCACGGTCACAGTGCCGTTGCTTGCCACGGTCACTAGCTTTGTGCCCATGACCCGATAGCAAATGCCGTTCCAGTTGATGCCGCCTCGGTCAACACCTGGGCCTGTGCCGCTGGACACAATGCCATCACCTTGTCGCAAAAATAAATTGCTGATGCCAGATGAAATTGGCACAGGAACCATGTTGACCGGATAGGCAGTGCGCAGCTCAGGTGTGCTGTCAGCATAGATGCCACTGAGGATAGGGATTTGCATTACCACTTCACCTTGTCAGCCCAATATGCTGCGCTCATCTTGCCCTTGGCAATGTTCTCAGCATGTCGAGCTTTGAATGACTGTCTACGTGCTTGATCTGCTTTTGACTCGCCTTCACGCTTAGGACTGCCACTTACACCCTGTTGCCCAAACCGGATCGTCTTCACTTGGTCACCCGTTTTGGCAACGACTACGTGAGACTTGGTCGGATGCGATGGAGTGCGCTTTGGCTTGTTGAACGATTCAACACCGGCACGAGTCAGGCGAGAGTCTTTCATCTGTAGCCCTTAACTTTTTCGGCAACCTTTTTGGGCTGCTTGGCAAACTGCTTACCTGCTTTTGTAGCCTCGCGCTTGGCCTTGGTGGTTGCCGCATACTCAGCCGCTGTCAGGGCTTTGATAGCCTTCTCGGGCAGATAGCGCTCACCGGTCTCGCTCGATGGCTTGCCGGACTTGGTGCGCCAGTTTTGAGCGCTCCAGTCCTTCAGGCTTTTCTGCGGGGCTTTCATTTATAGCCTCCGCCTTTTTTCTTGTACTCAGTCGCCAGCAGTTGCGCTTTTCTGGCAGACCACTCGCCTGGGTCGCCGCCTTTAGTCCCTGCTTTGATTTTCTCAAACAAGGCTTTACGCATGGTTGGCTTCGTGTAGTTGCCAGCCGCATTGACCGAGGACTTGGGCTTGGTAGCCATCATGCACTCACAGCTTTTATGACTGCAAATGCAATAACAATGGCTTCAGATAACGAACCCAAAGAAATGTTCCGCACGTTGATGCTTGCTGACCCTGCCGCTGACTGAGCATTTAATGAGTACGAACCAGCCGTACCGCCACTGATGTGGTTCATCACTAAAATATCACCAGCTTCAATTACTGTGTTGGTCAAGGTGAAACTTACAGTTGTGGAAGCCGCCAATGCAGCACCAGCCAACGTAATTTGACCTGTGGATTTGCTTAGTGTTACTGCTGTTGTCTTGTCTGTGAGCTGCGTCACAACACCACCTGAGCCAGTTGCATAGCCCTGCTTGCCAGTGCCTGTGATAACTTGATTGCCAGTGGTTGATAGGCTTGTGCCTGTAGCAGCACCAATTGCTGGAGTTACCAATGCAGGGCTTGTGAACGTGCCTGTGGTAACTGTTGGATTGGTAACTGTCGGGGTGGTCAGGGTTGGGCTGGTGTTGAAAACTAGCAGACCAGTGCCGGTCTCGTCCGTCATTGCAGCACGCAAATTGGCGCTGCTTGGTGTGGCTAAGAAAGCCTGAATTCCAGCCGCATAAACCACATCAGAATTGATCTGATACCAGGAATTTGTAGGCTGATAAAACCTGATTGTTGTTGCTGCGCCAGCCGCCAATGAAGTCACAGCACCAAAAATGGCAGATGCACCATTCAGAGCAATTGTCAGTGAGGTGATCTCCTGCGTTGACGTAATCAGCACTGTAGTGCCATCAGGCACGCCAGTGTTCAGCGGCAGCGTGATCGTGCCAGAGGCCAAAGTCCCTGCGGGCTGCAATAGCATCCACTGTTGCTGACTCACCGGAGTGGGTACTGTGATGTTGAACCCAGAGCCAGGCACGTACAGATTTACAGCAAGAGTCGGGCTGGCAAAGGACTGCTGAAAGAATGTCAGCAAACTGCCCACCGAGGTGCGCCGTGCATCCCCGTTGTTAGGCGAATAAACTGGAAGCTGGTCGCCGCTGCTGATGGGACTCAGCAAAGGCAGTTGATTAATTTGTGCCATTTTTGTCCTTAGTAGTATTCGATTGGCCCATCTGGGCCAGCATCAACAGGGCTATACGGTGGGCGAACAAACGGATTGTCGTACACACGCCAGGGCTTGTTGCCAGCACCAGCCGGTGTGGTTGCTGGCAGTTGCTTCTCCAGCGGGAATGTCGCACGCTGCAGCAAGATGTCGTAACCCTGCTTGGCAGTGGTCTTGGTCTCAATCATCACTTGCTTGCCGTAGCTTGGGGCAAGTCTGATGCCTAGACTGCAAATGATGGCCTCATATGCCGAGTCGGGCACATTGGTCTGCTCATCTAGATCGCTGTTTTGTGGGCTTGAGGGTATCGGGTAGCCTAAGCGGATGCCCTTAGCGTTCCAGTCTGCCATCATCGCATCAAGCCTGCGCAATGCTGACTCGAGCTGCTGGGGCTGCATGTCGAAGGTGTAAGAGGCCAGGCCGATTTCCTCTAAGGCGGCACTTACGAACTGGCGCTTGCTGTATCCCATGATGCGGCCTCCATCGCCTGATTGATGCGGTTGAGCAGAGTTTCATCTGACCAACGCTTGTCCACTTTAAGGCCAATTTTAGCAGCCTGCTCCAACATCTCACCATGTGTTGGCTCGCCAACTTCCACAATCTCCACTGGCTGCTGAACAGCATCAATGGGTGATGGAAAGCAGCGTTTGGTCAGCTTGCGCTCAAGGGCTTGCGCCTTTTTGTGCTTGCGCTTTTGCAGCCGCAACTCCCGCCATGGGGCAAGAGTCTTGGTCTTGATGATCGCTGCCGACTTTATCATTTTTTCATTGGTGCTTTGCCTGGCTTGCCTGCGGCTTTTGCCGACTTGCTTGCCATGCCAAGTGCCATTGCCACGGCTTGCTTTTGTGGCTTGCCTGCTTTCATTTCCATCGAAATATTCTTTCCAATGGTCTTGTCAGAGTAACCTTTTTTCATCGGCATGATGCGCTCCTAAGTGAGACAGGCCAACATTTCTGCTGGCCTGTCTGGGTTGATTAGCTCAAACGATAAGCAACAAAGGTGTCTGCTGCTGTCTTGCGAAGACGCACTCGCATTGCTGATCCAGCCGTTGCAGCGGATGTAGGATTGCCGACAATGGTTACACCAGTGTTGACCGTGATGGTCAAAGCATATGCGCCCAAAGTCATAAACGTCACATCAAACGAATCACCGATGGCCCACTCAGTTGCCAGATCAAGGTTTGCACCTGTTGGCAATTGAAGGTTGCGAGCCTGGGTCAGCGTTGATGTAACGATGCCAGTCAGCACATTGGCTGCTGTGGCAATCATTGAGCCGCCATCGGCTATGTCAGCAGGCGCACCCTGGGGCTGCCAGTTGCCATTGTTGCTGATGTCAGGCGCAACACCCACAGAGTAGTACGCACCTGATGCACCGGCCTGAATGGTCACGCTGGTGGCGTTGGTGAATGCGCCCGACACATAGGTGGTGTTCTCAACCGTAGTCAGCAAATCCTGCGAATCAGGAAAGTTGGGGAAACCAACTTCCTGGAACACAAGTGCTGGTGAGAAGGCTTGAACGGCGATTTTTTCGCCAGCAGGCACGGTGACGGTGGCTGTGCCCTGGGTGAAAATTACTTGATAGCTCATGATGTGACTCCTTATGCTTGACCGAACAGCAAGATACCAGACATTTCTGGCTGCTTATTGACCACACCAAACAAAGTGTCGAGACGATACTTGGTTTTCATGGTGTTGACATCGTATTGCTTCTGCATGACCAGCTCAATGCCCTGGTCGGTGGAGGCACGCATCACTGCGACACCAGCGTCAGAAGGCACAGCGTAACGGCCTGGCAGAATCTCCAGCGCATCTTTCTGCCAGAAGCAGTTAATGGGTGCAGCCGCCACGTTCAAGCGCGTGATGGTGCGGCCAGAGGCTGCAGTCACGATGACGTTTTGGTATTGCAACTCGGCATCAGTTCCACCTTGGGCAGAAATGATGGGAGGTGTAATCACGCAGGTTGTGGCGTTAATCACTTGCACCACACGGAAGGTCTTGGAGAAACCAGTGCCCTGTTTGGTGATGTGATGCACGGCCTCAACACCAGCGATCTGGATTGGCGTGCCTGCTGGCAAGTCGGTGGTGCTGGAGACCGTGATGGTCTGAAAGCGGTTATCCACGTTCTGGGTTTCGCCGGTAGCTGCAGTCTGGGTTGCTTGGGGCACGTAGTAGTTGCCAGCAGCAGCCAAGGTACTCATCGTTGGGTCTGCACCAGTGCGAGCCGCGATGCGGTTTGCGTAGTCCAGCTTGTAGGTGTCAAAGCCTGCAACCATGCCAACGAACGAACGCTCGAAAGCATTGTTCGACTTGGTTCCAGCAAAGCTGCGAGACACGGATGTACCACCAGCGCCGCCAGCAATGTTGCCAGCAATGCCGTTGTAGTCGCGTGAAGACAGAGCCAAGTAACGATCAAAGGCTTGGACTCCCTGCTCGTTCATAATGCTGTCGCACAGGGCCACATCGTCATAGTCACCAGCAGCGGTGTTCACGGTCACGACCAGCGAGCCTTGGGCTGCGGCCACGTTCATGATTGCGATGTTAATGTCGGAGGCCAGCTTTTGCTTTGCAGCATCACCGAGGCGACCTTCTTGCAGGGCATCACGCAGCTCAAGTGCGTCCAAGATGAACGGCACGGACTTCTGAAAGCCGAGCGTTGCAGGGACGGAAAGCTGGGTGTAAGCCGTGAAGTTGCCGGTTTGATCCATGCCATCGTACGACTGTGCGATGTAAGGCTGTGGACGGTAAATCACGTTGTTGGTGCGCTCCATCATCGAGCCGTCTGTGTTGTAGACGGACACGTTGCGGGACAACACCAGAGCATCGTTAAAGCCTTCGAGAATGTCCTCAAAGGCAACGCGCTCTTCTTTTGAAAATGCATTAGACATTTTGGTTTCCTATCAAAAAAATTATTTGGAAGCTGCTCGTTTTTGCGCTTTGTACTGGATGATTTTCGTCATGTTGCCAGTACGTGCCGCATCTTCGCGCAGCCGTTCGAGGGTTGAGTCCACCGCACCTGACGAACGACCAGTTCCACTGATGATTCGTTCTGGTGCGGGTGCTGCCTTGCGGTTTGTAACTTTCAATTCTTTCTCCAGTTTTGCTACCGCAAAGGCAAACTTTACGGGGTCTGAGACTTCAGCCAACTCCTTGGCCTTCTTCGGGTTCTTACCAAGTGCGTAGACAACCAATGCGGGGTTTTCAGCCCCTTGAAGAATCACGCCTTGCTGTGTGATTGAAAAGACCTCCTGGGCCACGGCCTCGGCGTCTTCGTAATCCCTGACTCGCAGCTCTGCTTTCGCTTTGCCGTAGCCACTTAGCTTGGCTTCCCATGCCTTCTGCTGATTCATAACTTCAGCTTGTTGCCTGGCGTTGACCTCATCGGCCTGGCGCTTGCGCTCAAACCAACCTGTCAGTGCCTCCTCGTATTTGTCAGCGTCATAGTCGTGGTCTTCTAGCTTGGGCTTGGCTCCAATGACAACCGGCTTGATCTCAGTTGGCTGGACTTGCAGCTTGCTTTGAAGTTCACGATTCTGGCGTTGCAACTCACGGTTCGTCTTCCGCAACTCTCGTACCCATTCAGGCGCTGGAGTGTTCTGTTCGTGAGGCGGCGCTTCCTCACCAATGCTGACAACTACTTCCTCTGCATCGACTTCATCTTGGTCATCAGCGATTTCCGTGACTTCCTCAATGTCTTCTTCAAAGGTTTCTTCGTCCTCAATTACTGCCTTTTCGTTCATCTTTTGACCCCATTAAACTCACCCAGGAAACGGTGGGCGGCATCCGTTAATACATTCTCGCCTGTTTTTTACTGATTCGCAACAGGCTGCACAATCTGGCCCTGCAAGATTTCCTGCACTGCCTGGGCATTAGTCATTGCCATTTCCTGCGAAGTTTGGTCAACTTTCCCCAAAGTCTGCAGGGTCTGGGCACGTTTGAGTTCTGCGCTTGCCACGGTTTCCACTGTGTCCGCACGGGCTTTTGCTGCCTTGGCAGTGGCTTCCTCGGCTGCTGCTTGCAGGTACATTGCATTGGGGTCTTGCGGCTTGCCCTGCATTTCGGCCATAAGTTCTTCGGCCTCGTCATCAGTTGGCTTGACCACGCCCATGCGAAGCAGCTTCTTGCGGAAGTAAGCATTCGCATCGGATACGCCTTCGCCCTCCATATTCATCATCGCCATAGAGGTCAGCACCTGCGCTGTCTCCGGGTCGCTGGTGATCTGGAGCATGCCTGTCAATGCACGGACAGTTGCGGCACGTTTGCTGCTGCTGGATGGGCCAACATCCGCAACCACATCAAAGGTCGCATTGCTTAAATCGTTCTCCGTGACCATCGCACCCGTTTCTGGGTCAATCATGGGCCGCATCAGCTCAACCACGCTGGACTCGCCAGTTGGCGCAATGGTCTTCATCTTGCGCTCGCCTTCAACGTAAATCTCTTTGGCCATAGAGAGCCAGATTTCACCGCAGCGTTTCATGCCCTTGGCAAAGTTGCTCATGTAGATGTACGTCTGCATGTCCACACGGGTTTGTATCATCTCCACCGCTTTGCCAGAGACGCCAGACACCATCTTGTCAGCCCCTTGCGGGTTGCCCAGAATGTCTTGCATATCCTGCTCAGTGATCTGCAGCAGTGCAGCCATTGCTGGAGGAATTGCCGCCGACTTTGTGTAAGCCAATGGCCCAGCCGCTTGAGTGTTGCCATCAGGCCCAGTGATTGGGTTAATCAGCAGGTACGGGTAATCCCTCAGGTTGTCCTCGGCCCACATGAGCTGATGCCCTGCCACCTGCTCGGGGGTCATGATGGGCTTCTCAATGCTGGATAGTGCGCTGATTTCGCCCAGCTTGCTCAGTTGCATGTTCTTCAGGCGTTGGGCATCTTTTGCCAGTCTAACAGCGCCCATGCACCTCTCGATGTTGTCCACGAACCATCGCTTGCCGTAGACCACCACAATCGGGATGCACTTGCCGGCAATGTAGCCAGCGTCCTCCAGCACCCTGCCGCCAGACATGATGTATTTGCGGACACGCATGCGCTTGACCCGCTTTTGCCTGACCTCGCGTGTGCCGATAGCCATCAGGGTTTCTTCTAGGGTCTCGTCGTTCTCAAAGTCCCTGGCCGTGTAACGTTCCTCAGTTCCGTCGATGGCCTCAAAGATGCGGATGGTCTCGGTCTTTTCCTCGACCTTGTAGTATTCAGCCACGAACACGACATCAGGCGTTGCCCAGTCAAATTCGTACTGGTGGATGATCTTGGGCCAGTCCGTTGGGTCGTCGTTGTAGGTTTCCTTGTAGCTCTCGCGGGTCATGCTCGTGACCACGAAGGCATACTTGGCGTCCGACTTGTCCTGGCGCTTGGCGTTCAGGTCAAAGAAAACAGAGCTGTCAGCATCGAAGATTGGCTCCATGCGGATGCGCTGCCTGTCGTCCTCGTCGTTCTCTTCGTCTTCGTAGACCGTCCGCAGCCGCCATGCACCAATGCCGCCGCCTACGGCTTCCTCAAAAGCGTTGTCGTAGGCCTCATCAGCCACCGATGCTTGCTCGTCTGCTCGGTACAGTCCATCACAGACTTCTGCCAACTTTGCGTTGTCAGTGCCATCTTTTGACACATAGTCAACTGTGATACGGTTATTTCGGTATTCGTTGACGATACGAATGACCGCCAGCATGATCTTGTTAACCTCAAACTTGGGTTTGTTTTCGTACTGATCCCACAATGGCCCTTCCCACTGTGCACCGCACAAAGAATAAAACCGCCTGTCTTGCAGGCACTGGAGGCGCTCGTCACGCAGCGCGGTTTGAATGTCATTGAACTGGCGCAGGGCTTCACTGTGCAGATTAGAAAGCCGCTGATCGTTAGAGATTCTTGCCATAAAAGTCCTTAGTTGGCCGATTTTCTACCATTTATTTATGGTCGGCAATGGCGTGAAGTTGATCGTCTTGGTCACTGCTGCACGCCTCACACCCTCGCAGGCATATCTCAGGGCATCAATAACGTGGTTCTTCTTGTCCTCCAGCACGGGCAGGATTCTACCTGTCAGTGGGTCTGACTTGTAGCTGTAAAGGCTCAGTTCGTCTATGGTGTGTATACAGCGCGGGTGAACCACGATGTCGTAATTCTTCAGAAACTCAATGCCTTCCTCGACTGACTTTGGGCCTTTGACCGCGGTCATGATCTTGGGAAAGCCATTGCGTTTCATGTGAGAAATGGTCTCTGGCCTGGCTGAATCTGCAACGATGGGCCACCTCTCGGCCTCAGGCACTTGCATGAACAACTCTGGCGTGTTGATGATTTCACACCCCACCATGTACGCCTCGTAATCGATGTACAAAGTGCGCCCAATGATGTGACACCGCACAAGCACTGTCGGGTCAATCGAAAAGCCCCAGTCTGCCCCGAGGCGGTGGATAGCCTCTGGCGGTGCATCAAAGTCTTCTATGCGCCAGTTCTTGAACACCCGGCTGCTGCTGTTCCGCAGGTATTGCCCCATCCAAACGTGCTGGTATTTGTCAGGATCACGCCGCTTGTCGTACTCCATTTCATCTTTAAGGACTTGAGGAAACCAAGGGTTTTCCCCAAAGTTTACCTTCAGCACCTTGGCATCGGCTGGTGGCTCTGGCCCTCTCAACAGGAAATCCACAGGGTCGCTGTTCTGCCTCGGGTTCCAGGTGAACCAGAGTTCGGATCCAGGCTTACGGATGGTGGGTCGCAGCAGGTCAAGGCTGGACTGGCTTAAGCTCTGGGCCTCTTCAACCCATGCACAGTCGTAACCCTCCAGCGACTTGATCGAGTCTGCGGTGTGGTTCTGCATGCCCTGAAAGATGATTGCCCCATCAGCCTTGCGCGACTTAATGACTGCATCTTGCACCTCAAAGTAGGCCCCGGCATTCATGGCCTCAATCTTGGTCTCCAGCAGGCGCTTGACCGACTGGTTCAGCGATTTCTGTATCTCACGCACGCAAACGCTGCGCCGCTTCTGGTCAAGGATATGCGCCTCAATCATCAACTCGGCAAACATGTGGGACTTGCCAGAGCCTCGGCCACCCCATGCACCCTTGTACCGGCTGGCCTCCAGTAAGGGCAGCGCCCATTCTGGGGTCTGGAGCTGCAGGACGCTCATGCCTTGACGATCACCCGCTTGATTTCCCTGAACTCTAGGGGTGCACCATCAGCGCCGGTCACCTCATGCTTCTGGGTCTCGGCCCAGCGCATCTGGGTCTTGCTCCACCAGATCGCTGCGGTGGTGTCGCCTGCCATTACTTTCTGGAAAAGGGTTTTCCCTACCTGCCCATTGGCCTTGGCCTTGCCAGAAACCAACTCAGTGGCAAAGTGAGCGCGGAGGGTGTCAACGTGGATGCCCTCGCGCACCAGCACGGCGATCTGCTCAATGGGCAGGCCGTAGCCAGACAGGGCTTCCACCTGTTTACGCTCGGCAGCAGTGGGTTCAAAGGCTGGCCGGCCAGCGCCTGGCATTGCGCCGCCAGTGCCTGGTCTAGCACCTCCGTGCTTTTTAGGAACTGGTTTTTCTTCAAGTTTTGGCTTCTTAGTTGCCATGTGTAACCTCCGCGAAAGGTTCTGATTTCTGCGATGTTTGGAGCGTGTCGGTCGGTACTGCCCCGCCCAGCTCTGAAGGGTATTCAGAGTCCTGCTTTTTGACACGCATGGGATATGGCTTTGCCAATTGTTGAATTTTATCATTCATCATCTTGTCAAGCGGCATCAAGTATCTGTGCTTTCCTGCCACAACTTTTTTGGGCAGATTGGTTTGATCCACTCCAGCATCATCCACTGTCTTTTTGTGTGACCATTTTCCCTTATAAAAAACTTTGACAGCTTTATCACTTGGGCCTGTATAAATCCAGTTGCATGCCTGATAAATTCCACCATGATGCCCTTGTTCTGGGTCAGCATAAGAAACTATGAGCTTGAGGCCAGGCTGGGATTTCTTCAAGAATCTGATGGCGACTGCCATGATTTTGCTCACTGGCGTGGAATGCTTTGTCAGTGCAATCCTGACCAACTCACAGCCATCGTCCTGTTCCAAGCCAAAGGGCTTGAGCATGTTGTTGTTGGCTCCACGACCAAAAATAACAACACCAATAAACTTTGAATCTTCCCAAACCCCAACTTTGACCAACTTCCCAGCAGGCACACACCGACTGTAGTGCCAGTTTACGCAGGCATATTTCGCAGCCTCATGACTTGCCCAGTCGATTTTGAGTTCAGGCTTCACGGGAATCAAATTCCTTGCCGCAGTGTGGGCAGGCAATCCACTTTGGATCAAGCTGATCCAGCTTTCCTTGGTCTTGCTCAGTGCCTGGTTCAAAGTCTGGTGTCTGCAGTGCTTGGATTTCTTCAGCCTTGAATCCAGTCAGGTCGAGGTCAAACCCCAGATCACCAATCTCGCCCAGCTCGAGCGCCAGCATCTCGTTGTCCCATCCAGCATTCATAGCCAGCTTGTTGTCGGCCAGTACATAGGCCCGTTTCTTGGCCTCTGACCAGCCCTTGGCCACCATGACTGGCACCTCGGTCATTTGCAGGCGCTGTGCGGCCAATGTGCGGCCATGGCCGGCAATGATGCTTCCCTGCTCATCGACCAGGACAGGAGTTGTCCAGCCCCATTCTTTGATGCTGGCTGCTAGCTGGCTGATCTGCTCGTCAGAGTGAGTTCGTGCGTTTCGGGCGTATGGGATGAGCTTGTCAATGGCCCACTTTTCAACTTTGTCGGCAGGATTTATCAAAACCCGCCGCCTCGGGTGGTCGTGCAAGTCACACTGCCATCCCAATTTCTGACGCATTTTGTCGTCGTCTGTGCTTCGGCTGTAAAAGACAGCAGAAACCCAGCTGCAAAAGACAGCAGCAAAGCGATTGTGATTAGGGTTTTCACGGTTACTCCTTAAAAAAGGGGCCGAAGCCCCAAAAGCTGGCAACTGCTTACCAACACGGCTGGGAACTGTATGACGTTTGCCATCGATTGCCGAAGCACTCTTTGACGGTACTCAATCCCCATGCGTGTTGGTGTTGGTACTCGCTGCGTCTGTTTGCATCACCGGGAACCCCCAGTGCCAGCATCCGCTTTCCCAACACCTATATTGTCGCATTTGGTATAGCTATGTCAACAGGCCATTGACCGTTTGCCACCAGTATTTTGACCGTTGCAATGTGTGCTGCAAACCATGCAGTCTGTCTGGCCTCTCTAGAAAACTTTGCCCCTTGGTCAATCTCAAAGTGGCATGGCTGGCACAGTGCGGCCACCAGATTGTCATCAGCCTTGATGCCCCTGCCCTTGCCGCCGCCCCAGTTTGTGTGTGCGGCTTGCACCATCTGGCCGCTTCCGCAATGCTGGCAGTCTAGGCTCGCCACCAGCTTTAACAGTTTTTTACTTCTGACGTATGTGTGCTTGGGAATCATTGGTGTGCCCTGTCTTGCATCCGGTTGGTTGCTTCCCTTGTCCTCCAGATTTCGATATCAAGCCTCGCGGCCTCCAGCTCCCACTTTAGTGTTTCCTCTTGTTCTATGGCCAGGGCCAGGCCTTTCAGCAACTGGTGGTAAGCAGGGTCGGCATAGGCTTCGCGTTCTTGGGCGTTGGCGGCTTCAATGCCCAGCTTGAGTGCGTCTTTCATCAGCAGGGCTTTTTTGCTGCGCCTAAATTCTTCAAGGTAGACCCGTTGAGCTTTGGCTTCGCCGTAGGCTGGGGCTTTGTCACGGATGGTTTGGGCTGCTTCTTCTGGTTTCATTCGGCCTCCATCACCATCACATCAACACCAGCTTTGTCTGAGTACAGCTTCTTTACGTGAAGATCAACCACCTGGGTGTCATCCACAAAAATCACCCCGTTCATGGCATCCAAGTAGGTTTTTGCAATGTTGTCGATGTCTGGCTTCTTGCAAGGCTTCTCAGTGCCGCCTAAACAGGCCTCCCTGCGCTTTTTGGTGTAGGACTGCGGCACTGGTAGCCTGACATACAAAAAAACGCTTACAGGCGTTTCTAGCAAATCCGTCACACCCATAGCTTGTTTGGCAAAAAAGGCAATCATGGCCTCATAGCTCAAGGTTTGTTTGTCGGTGTAGACCTTTGTGAAGTTGCCAACCCTGCTGAACCGGGGTCGGCCTTTGCCTTTTGGGTCGCCTTCAACTTGAAAGTGAATTTGCATCATTTCGCTGCCTGTTCATTTCGGTGGTCAAGGTAACGACTCCAGCCTGGCCACGCCGTTTTTTTATGTCCAGCTTCACACCTTCCCACCAGGCCAGTGCTTGCTGTTTCCCAGCTTGCTTCTCTTTCAATCGGTAACGCTTCAGCCATTCCCTCGCCTCGGTCTGACGCAAGGTCTCCAGCATCGCAGAGCGCTCGGTTGATGTCAGCAAGGCTAAATTCTTGGCCTTCCCGTCTTCTGTCCAGTAGGGATTTGTGGTCATACGTCACTTAAGATTCTCCATGCTGTTGCTGCACACAATGGGACTTGTCCGTTTCCAATGGCTTTAAGTCTGTCCACCCTAGCGGCCACCCCATCAGCCACTCTACCCACGTTGGGTTCAGCCTTCCACCAACTTGCGCCGCCAAAGTCGGCGTGTTTCTGTTTAATTCGCTGGGTGCGTTTGTTTCCTTCGAATTGTGTGCCGTTGGTGTCGGCCATAGGTTTTTTCTTGCCATTAATGCTAGTGTCGGTCTCTGCTTTGAACTTCCCACCGAAGTATTGAACCTCCCGCTTCCTGAATCTATGCTGCAAGGTGTCGGTAGCAACAAGCCAGAATCTGTCCCGTTGGTGATTTGCTTCAACGTCGGCAGCTCCCAGCACTGTCCATCGGCAGTCATACCCGAGCGCGGCCAAGTCACTGAGGACAACTCCAAGTCCTCGAGTAAGGAGAGCTGGGCTGTTTTCCACAAATGCAAATCGGTGTCGTACTTCGCTAATGATGCGCGCCATTTCAGCCCACATTCCGCTGCGCTTTCCTGTGATTCCTGCCCCCCCCCCAGCAACTGAGATGTCTTGGCATGGAAACCCGCCAGATACAACGTCAACAATTCCTCTCCACGGTTTTCCGTCAAAGGTTTGTACGTCATCCCAAATCGGGAAAGGCGGGAGAAGCCCGTCATTTTGTCGGGCGCACAGTACGCTTGCTGGATACGGCTCCCACTCAACGGCGCAGACTGTTCGCCACCCAAGGAGGTGTCCCCCAAGTATTCCTCCACCAGCGCCTGCGAAAAGAGCCAACTCATTCAAAATGCCTCCTCGTCATCTTGCCAATGTTGCACTGGAGGCTTTAGGGCTGCTTCAACAATGCTTCGCTTCGCGGCAAATTTCCCACCAGACCACTTGTGAGCTGAACAAAAAGCTGGCTCACCGTCCATTCGCACCGACCATCGCTTGCCGCAGCCTGCAACACTGCACATCAGGTGGTCTGCGTCCGAGGTTGGTTGCTCTTGTTTTTTCCAGTTTTCAAGTGCCATGGTATTTGCCCTCTACGATTTTTGCGAAGTTGCTGGGTTTGATGATCCACTCTAAGTCGGCCAGGAATGCTCGACCGTCTTTGCTGTTGACCTTGCCGGTCAGGAACTTGGATTTGTTGATGTGCTGGAAAAAGCCTTCCCACCACTCCAGAATTGCTTCGGCTGTGGCTGGCCTGCTTTGCCCGATGTCAGCAGCAACCTCACGCCATCGTTGTCTGAGGTAGCCCTGCCTAGCAGTGTTCCAGACCTCAACCTTGCGTAGTGTTGGCAAGTGCTGGTGGTACAGGCTTATGACTGCTTGGTGATTGCAGCCTGGAAAGCTCGAAAGTTCACCCTCAGGTTCACCTTCAGGTGGACATATAGATGTATTTGTTGTTGATAAAGGTGAAGGTGAAGGTGAAGGTGATGTGCTATCCCCCAAGGATGCTTGGAGCATAGTTGGAGCATCTTTTTTGCCGTATCTTGCTGCTGCACCGGCTTTTCCACGCTTTGAATTCACTTCTTTGTTGTGATTGGCCTTGGCCAGCTCATCATCAACACGGTGGTGTGACCATTGCCCAGACTGAACTTGGAAGAATGCTTGAAGCATAGTCCGAGCATTGCTCCAAGCTGCAGGCGACAGTCTTGTGATCTGTGCTAGCACGCCATCATCGTCTGGTGGAGGCCCGTTTTTCCAATAGTCCATCAGCAGCAGGAGATAGGCTCCGTGCTGTTCTGTTGTCAAACGGGAGGTTGCGCTCAGATAGTCCGCTACATAAAGCGGCATCCAAATATCGACTTTTGAACTCATGATGACCTTACTTCATTGGTCTGCTTCACTGTGAAAGAACATCGGCAGGAGGGTGAAGAATCCTCTTTTCGTCCGCTAAGACTAGCCGTGCCCAAATTTTAACTTACAAACCACTCCGGCTTGATGACCATGAGCTGATACAGCCGCCCCTTGGGGAGCTGCACCCACTGCGATACAGCACCCCTGGTCACGCCCAAGATGCGGCCTAGGGCTGCTTTTGAGCCTGCAAGTTTCACTGCTTGTTCCGTTGTCATTCGCGCATCCTACTATACATTTGCGGGCTTGTGCAATAAATTTTCCCTATCAGGTTTGGAAAGCCGATTAAAAAGTTTTTTCATTTTTTTTGTGCTGATGTGAATTTTGGCGTTTAGAATCCTATACAATATTTACATGCCCCAGCAATTTCACAAGGGGTCTTTTTAGGAGCTAGCAACATGATCATTACACGCCCACCAATCACACACATCGAAGTCCTGCAAGCCAATGAAGGCGAGCGAGTTTACGGCATCACAACAGGCCAACTGTTGACCGTGCATCATGTGACACCATGCTTTATTTTTGCCAAGTCACATTCTGGACGCGAGATCAAAATCAGCAAGAAAACTAGACGCGCATGCCATTGGGGATCAGCATCTACCAGCCCTGTCTTTAACGTCTAAACCAACCGGGGCTTCGGCCCCATCACTCCCGCAAGGGTCTTTTTAGGAAACATCATGACAATTTACTTTAACCGCAATATCAACGGCTTTTGGTTTACCGGAAAGGCCGAACTGGAGCCTGCTGAGGCAGCAACCGCCACTGACCCAGCTTGGCCCGCTGTAGCCACGGTGTACACACTGCACATAGATGGGTCTGAAAAAGACTGCATCGACATCATTGATCCAGCCATTGTTCAGCGCATCGAACAGATGCTGGTGGAGGCCGTATGAAGCAGCTTAAAGACATGGCTTACGCAAGCTGCAACAACCCACAAGAGCAACTTGCTCTTTATGTTGAGCTGCTCGAGGCTCACATCGTTCACCAAAACCAAATGCTGGAGGTTTTCCAGAAGGAGCTTGATGAAGTCATCAATTTACTTTCAAGGAGCAATCATGAAAATTAAGACCACCATCCATGTCCACTTTGTCAAATATTCTTGGGACACTGAGGGCTGCTTCCAGGCCATGTCTTGCAAGATCACAGACAGTCAAGACTTCTCTTATGTTGGTTCTCAAGAGATCGAGGTTGATGTGCCAGATCACTTTAACCCACGGCCTGCACAAATTGCTGTGCTGGAAGCAGAGAGGCAAAAGGTCATGACCGACTTCCGAAAGTCCATCATTATCATCAACGAACGCATCAGCAAATTGGAAGCATTGGAGTACACAGCATGAAGAACATCGCAACTGCACTTGTTAAGGCACAGCAAGCCTTTGGCCCTGCATTGAAAAGCAGCACTAACCCGCATTTCCGCAGCCGCTATGCAGACTTGTCAGCTTGCGTTGAGGCAGTCATCGAAGGTCTGAACGGGGCTGGCATTGCCCTTGTCCAACGCACCAGCGAAGACCTCACCGGGGTGACAGTGGAAACAGTCTTCATTCATGAATCTGGCGAGATGCTAGAGTGCGGAAAGCTGCACGTACCAGCCGCCAAGCAAGACCCGCAAGGCTACGGCAGCGCCCTTACATACGCAAGGCGATACAGCTTGATGGCCGCTTGCGGCATTGCACCTGAAGATGACGATGGCAATGCTGCCACCCGCAAGCCGACAGCACCGACTCCAGACATTACCGACCATCTGGCAGCAATTGAGGCCAGTGCGACCAGTGATGAGCTGGCTGCGATCTACAAGCAAGCACTTGAGGCTTGCCAAGGCAACCAGGCGCTTCAGGCCAAAGTCATTGCAGCGAAGAAGGCACGGGTTGAGCGAGCCAAACAGGAGAAAGCAGCATGAGCACACGACCCGAAGCCCTGCGACTTGCTGATGCGTTAGATGCGTACCACACTGCCGCACATCATAAACAAGCCGCCGTTGAACTGCGCCGCTTG